GATCTAGATGATGCTATAGATATTAGAGAGGTTAAAAACATTAAGTTAGCAAACCAGTTGCTAAAAATAAAACGTAAGAAAAAGCAAGAACGAGATCAACAAATCCAACAGCAAAACATTCAAGCGCAAGCACAAGCAAATGCGCAAGCTCAACAAGCCGCTGCTCAAGCTGAGGTGCAAAAGTCACAAGCGCAAGCTCAAATAGGTACTCAACTAGAACAACTAAAAGCAGATACAAAGCTCAGACACCTGCAAGAAGAGGTTAGATTAAAAAGAGAGTTGATGCAATTTGAGTTTGATTTAAACAATCAATTACGCGATAAAGAGCGCGCTTCAACAGAAATGCTTGAAGGCATGAAAGAGCAGGGTAAAGATAAAAGAGAAAAAGCAAAGCAAGACACTAAAAAGTTTGAGTCTTCAGGTAATGATATACTAGGAGGCGGAATGGGTTTAGATAAGTTCAACCCACAAATTGGTAATTAATTATATAATATTTTATGATGCAAGATGAAAATCAAACAGACCTTGAAGAAGTAATCAACGAGGTTGAAAACGAAGAGCCTCAAGTAGAGGCTGTAGAAGAGCAAGCTCCAGAGCTTGATTTAGAAAAATTTAAAAGCAAAGATGACGAGCAAGTCATTAAAGTAGATTTAAGTAAACCACCTACTAATGAAACTAAAGAAAGTGACTCTGACGACTCACGAGTGGCTGGAGGCGATGAAAGTCCCGAGCCCGCACAAGAACAAGAAGAAGTACAACCGCAAGGAGAAGTACAAGAAGACACACCAGCTTTAGAAGAAATTACTGAAGAAGCTGAAACCTTAGCTGAAGAAGCAGTTGAAGCTATTGAAGAGGCTCAAGCTACTGGTGGAGATCTTCCAGAAAACATCCAAAAGTTAGTTGACTTTATGGAAGAAACTGGTGGAGATATTAATGATTATGTTAAACTAAACAGAGATGTTAGTGATTTAGATGATCAAGACGCGTTAACTGAATACTACAGAAAAACAAAACCTCATCTAACTGCAGATGAAATAAGTTTCATGATGGAAGATACTTTTTCTTTCGATGAAGACGTAGACACAGAGCGCGATATTAAACGTAAAAAATTGGCCCTCAAAGAGCAAGTTGCCGAGGCCAAGACCTACTTAGACGGGCAAAAGTCTAAATACTACGAAGAGATTAAAGCTGGAAGCAAGCTCTCAACCGAGCAGCAGAAGGCAATTGATTTCTTCAACCGATACAATAAAGAGGAAAAGCAAAACAAGGTTCAGCTAGAAAGGCATAAGTCTATTTTTAAAGAAAAAACTAATAAGGTTTTTACCGACAAGTTCAAAGGTTTTGAATACAACGTTGGAGAGAAAAAGTTTAGATTTAATGTAAAAAACACAGACCAGGTAAAGCAGACTCAGAGTGATATTAATAACTTCATGGGAAAGTTTCTTAATGAAGATAGTACTTTGAAAGATGCTAAAGGTTACCACAAAGGTTTGTTTACTGCTATGAACGCTGATGCTATCGCTCAACACTTTTACGAACAAGGTAAAGCAGACGCTATTAAAGATACTGTTGCTAAATCTAAAAACATAAACACAAGCGCAAGATCTACTCAAGGTCAAATGCAAGGTGGTATGAAAGTTCGAGTGCTAGGCGATGATGCTAGCTCTTTTAAATTTAAAATGAAAAGTAAAAAATAAAAATTAAGAAAAAATGGCAATTTCAAATCCAGGAGGTAATTTGAATAGCGTACCAGCTCCAAACAAGCAGACGCTAAACACAAATTACCTAGACTTTACAGCTACTGGCGCAGGTGTTAACACTTGGGCTCAGCAGTATTTACCAGACCTTATGGAAAAAGAGGCTGAAGTGTTCGGACCAAGAACAATATCAGGATTTCTTTCTCAAGTAGGGGCTGAAGAGGCGATGACGTCTGACCAAGTTGTTTGGTCTGAGCAGGGTCGTTTACACGTATCTTACACAGGACAAGTTACTGCAGCTACAGCAGGTGTACCAACAAGCGCGTCTGAGATTACGCTTACTAAAGAAATTGACGGCGCTGACGTTACTTCTTCAGGTTCTGTAGTTGATCACGCTGTTAGAATCCACGACACAGTTATCGTTTCTAATCCTAATGGTGTATTTAAGTGTATGGTAACAGAAGTGCTAGGCAATGTAATCTCTGTAGCTTGCTACACTACTGATTCACTAGGTACTAGCCCAAACCCTAACGATACTACTATTCTAGTATACGGTTCTGAGTACGCAAAAGGCAAGTCTTACACTAACATGGCGGGTACAGCAATATCTGACAGCCATAGTGCTAACGAGCCTAAGATGAAGTCATTCAGCAACAAGCCTATTATCCTTAAGGACTACTACGAAGTATCAGGATCTGATGCATCTCGTATTGGTTGGGTAGAAGTTTCTGCAGAAGACGGACAATCAGGATACCTATGGTACTTAAAAGCTGAAGCTGATACTCGTGCTCGTTTTAACGACTACTTAGAGATGTCTATGCTTGAAAGTGAGCTAAGTGCTTTAGACGGTTCTGACACTCTTATTGAAGGTGCTTTCGGCATGTACGGAGCTGCTGGAAACCAAGTGGGTACTGAAGGTTTATTCGCGGCTATTGAGTCTCGTGGTAATATTTCTACAGGTGTAACTGGTGTTAACGCTGCTACTGACCTAGCTGAGTTTGACGCTATTCTAGCAGAGTTTGATAAGCAAGGTGCTATTGAGGAGAACATGCTTTTCCTTAACCGCGCTACTTCTCTAGCTATTGATGATATGCTTGCGTCTATGAACTCTTACGGTGCTGGCGGTACTTCTTACGGAGTATTTGACAATGACGAAGACATGGCTCTAAACCTTGGCTTCTCAGGTTTCCGTCGCGGATCTTACGACTTCTATAAGTCTGACTTCCGTTACTTAAACGACAAAGCTACTCGTGGAGGTATTAATGCTGCTAATGCTGCAAACGCTATTCGTGGTGTTGTAATTCCAGCAGGTACTTCAAGTGTTTACGATCAACAGTTAGGTAGAAACATGAAGCGCCCGTTCTTACACGTACGTTACAGAGCTTCTGCTACTGACGACCGTCGTTTAAAGACTTGGGTTACAGGTTCAGTTGGTGCAGCTACATCATCTCTTGATGCTATGCAGCTACATATGCTTTCTGAGCGTTGCTTAATTACTCAAGGAGCTAACAACTTCATGTTATTGAAGTAAGATTATATTTGGTGAAACTACCCTACCTTCGGGTGGGGTAGTTTTATATTAACTTTTATTATATTATATTATGGCTAAAAAGCAAACAAAAAAAGAAGAGGTTGTTGAGCAACCTCAGGTTGAAGCAGTTGAAGCAATTGTTGAACAACCTAAACCAAAGCAAGTTGTTGTAAAAGAAGAACCAAAGAATAAAAATAAATGGGAGTTTAAAGATAGAGTTTACTATCTTAAGAACAAAAGAAAGCCCTTATCTTATTCTATGCGATCTTCTAACATATATTACTTTGATGAAGCGAAAGGTTACGAAAGAGAACTAAAGTATTGTGAAAATCAAAGAACACCGTTTGTAGATGAAATGCAAGGTGATCACAGATTAGCTCACATTGTATTTCAAAATGGAGCGTTATATGTTCCTAAAGAAAAAACAGTTTTACAGAAACTACTTTCTTTATACCACCCTCATAAAGATGTTTTATTTTACGAGCACAAGCCTGTAGAGATCGCTGAAAATGAATTAGACTGGTTAGAGATGGAAGTTGAAGCTCTTAGCGTAGCTAAAGATTTAGATATTGATTTGGCAGAAGCTGTTATGAGAGCTGAGATTGGTTCTAAGGTATCTACGATGAATTCTAAAGAGCTTAAAAGAGATATGTTGCTATTTGCAAGAAACAATCCTAGGTTGTTCTTAGATCTTGTTACTGATGATAACGTGATGCTTAGAAATTTTGGCATTAGAGCAGTAGAAGATGGTATTATAAAACTATCAGGTGACCAACGTAACTTTACTTGGGGATCTACTGGTAGAAAACTAATGACAGTACCTTTTGACGAGCATCCATATTCAGCACTAGCTATTTGGTTTAAAACCGACGAAGGAATGGAGGTGTACTCCAATATAGAAAAACGATTAAAATAATAATCAATGGTGATGCAACTACCCTTCGGGGTGGTTGCAAAACTACAAAAAAAGAATTATGGCAATAAGTGTAGACACAGTATATCAAAGAGTATTAGCTCTCGCAAACAAAGAGCAGCGTGGGTATATTACTCCGCAGGAGTTTAACTTGTTGTCAAACCAGGCTCAAATGACAATATTTGAGTCTTATTTTTATGCAAAAAATTTAAGAGATAGAAAAGAACCTATAAGATCTAACGAAGTTGATGAGACTGATTTATCAGAGTTAATAGCTGCTAAATTAAGCTCGGGGCAATTGTCTCCGTTTAGACGAGTAGCAACAGTTACAGGTGGTAATACGTTTCCTACTACTGTGACTGTTGACAGCGTAGCATACGATGTATTCCATACAGGCAATGTTTATTTTGCTAATGAGGTTGCTAAAAAAATATCTATTAACGAAGCTCAAAGGTTTATAAGAAGCTCTAGACATTTTGGCGTTGCTGGCCAAAACCCTGTGTACACTGACAACAATGCAGATGAGACTGATATACTTTTGTATGCTGGTAGTACTGCAGCCAGAACATCAGGTGTAACGGTAGAGCTTTTTAGGGTTCCAATACCTGTAAATTGGACTTACGTAGTAGTTAACGGTAAAGCTTTGTATAACGGTAGTGATACTTCAGGTCAAGATTTTGAGCTGCACAGGTCAGAAGAAGACACTCTTGTAAACTTAATACTAGCTCTAGCAGGTGTAACTATAGGAAAACCAGATCTAACGCAGTTCGCTGGAAGCATGCTAAGTAGTGAAACACAAATTCAAAATCAGTAAATATGGGTTTATATCTTTCTAATTCAGCCACTTACTACGATTCTAATGGATCAGATAACGATGGTATATACGGTCACTATAGATACATATCTTTAGAAGAAGTTATTAATGCCTTTGAAGCTACGTATGTAGGTGAAGGAAAACTTTGTAATAACGTATTGCAAAACGATATAACGTTTCATGCTACTAGAGCTATGCAGGAGCTAGCGTATGATACATTGATTTGCACTAAGTCTGTCGAGTTTCAGGTTCCTTCTACTTTAGTGTACGTAATGCCAAACAATTACATCAACTACGTAAGTGTATCTTGGACAGACACTAACGGCATACTAAGAAGGCTGTATCCAACTTCTAAAAGCGGTAATCCTTTTAAAATAAATGATACTATCGCAAGTCATGGCGGTTTAGATGATGGTGATTCAGATGGTTACAATGAGACCGCAGATTCTGACAACAACTATATATCTCAAACCGCTGACGGGTTTAGATCTCAAAGTGCTAGCTCAGGAGTTGGTAATTTAGATGCTGATGAGTTTGACAATATATACGGGAATATTACGGGTGAAAGATATGGAATAGATCCACAATATGCTCAAGCTAACGG